TTTATGGCCATATAGTTTGCCTTCATTAGAGTTAGGTTTTGATAATGCTGATACAATTGGCGAATTAGATGTTATTTTCAAATTTTCATATTACAAAAGAATTAGTTAGTAAATAGTATCAGGTTATTGTGTTAAAAGCACCTCCTTCCTTATAGATTATGGGAGTTAGCTTCAAAAAGCTAACTCCCTTTTTTGTTTTAGTAAATAAATTTGATAGTCATACATTCAAGGAGGTCAATTTTAATGTCCTTATATGACGAATTCATTTCAAAATACCCTGATGGTATCAGGGCTAACTTATTCAAAGTTTATATTGAAGATTTGCCACCTGTTTTTGTTAAAAGCATGACCTTGCCTGGTGTAACACTTAATACATATAGCCTGTTTTATAATCAATTCATAAAACATTATGTAACAAGCCAAGACTTTGACCCAATAACAATGAATTTTTATATAGATAGTGTTCAATTATCATCATTCAAAAAATTCATGATTGAATGGAAGAATGAAATAGTTGATTGGCAAACTGGCATGTTAGGTTATAGGGATGATTATGTCAAAGACATTATAATAGATGTTTTAGACACTTCAGGTAATACAAAATTACAGGCTAAACTTTTAAATAGTTACCCTGTTAGTATTGAAGCATTGAATTTTGATTATGATAATACAAATACATTTGTTACAATACCTGTTTCATTTAGGTTTGAAAATATTGAATATAAATTATTTTGATAGGAAGGAGGCTATTGAATGTTACCAAAAATTGATTACCCTGTTTACAGTTGTGAGTTACCTATTGATAATCAAACAGTTAAATTCAGACCTTTTAATTTGAATGAAGAAAAGTTATTATTAACAGCAAAAGAAGAATCACCTTTGGCTTTTTTAACTCAAATTGATAATGTTATCAAAAATTGTTTAATGAATAATATTGAAATCAAATATTTAGTTGATTTTATATATTTGTTCAACCATATTAGGACTAAATCAAAAGGTGAAAAGGTTGAAGGCACAATCACTTGTGAACATTGTAAAAAACCTACACCTGTTTCAATTGATTTGTTAGGTAGCCTGAAGGTTTTAAATCAGGCAAATAAAAAGAAACTTGTTCAAGTTAGTGATAATTTAGGCTTTGAAATTGTACCAATAAAAAAGTCAATAATACATGAAAATATTGACATAAATAATGAAATTGATATAGCTAAATATTCAATATTGTATAGTATTAACAAGGTAATTTACAATGAAAAAATATATGATGAATTTACCATTGATGAATTACAAACAAATATAATTGATAATTTAACAACAAATCAGTTAGAAAAGGTTTTAACAGTAATAGCTGACATGCCTGCTTTAGTATTCAAATATGAAATAAAATGTATTAATTGTGGTAATGTAATGAAATATGAGGAGAGTGATTTTGGGGCTTTTTTTACTTTGTAAAGTTCATTATGAATTACAAAACTTTGTATGATTGGTATGAAGATATTCATTTGTTTGTAAGGTACACTCAATTTAATTATAGCGAGGCTTTTGCTTTGTTACCTTATGAATTTGATATTTATACAGCACTTGAAATTAAATCACGAAAAGAGGAGAATAAAAAACAATGATACCTGTTTATCAAAATACAGTAGCAAATGATATACCTTTTCAACCAAATATTGATACATTGTTTTTAGTTAAATTAATAAAAAATACAACAAAAACTATTTTGAATACAATTGTTGGTGGTACTAAATTAGGTTTTAATGCTATTAAAACACCTTTTGTAATAGGTAATCAAAATTTCAAAAATAAAATTGAAACAACAAGATTAGGCAAATTATTAATTGAAACTGTTGAAAAGAAAAATGGTGAAAAGAATTTTGAAAAACAACACAATGAGTTTATTAAGAATATTTTAACAGGGTTAAATGAAAAGGTTGAAAAAATAACTGATAAATTTGATGGTTTGTTAAAATCAGTAAAGCAGTTACACAATGTTCAACCATCAAATTTATCAAATGAAGTTTCAGAAAATGTTGAAAATAATGAGCAAACAAATACTGAAACAAATAATGTTATAAATAATGAAATACAATCAAAACAACCTGAATTGAAAGTGCCTGAAAGTTTTTTCAAAAAGCTAACAAAAACAGTTTTAGGTTCAAAGAAAGAAGATAGTGGTTTGTTGGGTTTACTTACAAACCCTGGTAAATGGGTTACAGGTTTAGGGTTAGCTATTGAAAATCCTTTCATTATGATGCTTGGTAGTAAATTAACTGATTTGATAAAACAACACAAAGAAGAAAAACAAATTTTTAAAGAACAATTGAAACTTCAACAAAAAGAATTAAAAGTTGAAACAAAACAAGTACAACAAAAAGAAATTGAAAAACAATTAACTGAAGATGAAGAAGGGTTAAAAGAAATTAAAAAACGCAATAGAGAAGAACAACAAGTTGAAAAAACTGAAACTAAAGGTAATTTTATAAGCAAATTTTTAAAAAATAAATTTCAGCAAAATGAAGAAAATGGCGGTTTTTTATCAGATTTATTTAATAATTTCATTCAATATAAAACAACAAGTATGATTTTAGGTAAATTTGGTGGTATTTTAAAGAAAATACCAGGTGTTGGTAAAATAGGTGGAATTTTGAAAAAGATACCTGGTTTGGGTAAAATATTTACAACAGTTGAAGAAGGTGCTGAAGTTGGTTCAACAGGTGGTATATTAACAAAAATAGGTGGATTATTCAGTAAAATAGGTGGTGTTAGTAAATTTTTGCCATTATTAGGTAAAGTATTTGGTGCTGTACAAATAGGAGAATTAGCTTATGGTGTTGGTAAAGGTATTTTATCAAACCCTGAAAAGTATAATGATGAAGGTTATGATAGTAAAAAACATGGGTTCTTTTCAAGGGTAATTCATGGTATATTAAGACCTGATAAAGCAATTGCTGGATTGATTACCAGCATAAAAGGTACTGGTGAATTATTATATGATAAATTATTCAAAAAATCACCTGAAGAAAAATGGTATGAAAAAGCTATTAATATGGTTAAAAAACGGGTTTCAAAACAAGTGTGGCAATTGTATAGTAATTATTTTGAAAACAGTGAGCAACCTGTTGTTAGTTTAGTTAAACTATGGCGTGAAGGTAAGCTAAAACGTGAAATGAAAAACAAACATGCCTTTTTTGTATTACCAAGTGAATATAATGAAGATATAAAACAAACTCAAACAAAAGTTCAGCAAATTACTACACAACAAAATAAACAATTGAATGTAACAAAAGTTCAACAAACTCAACAAAAACCAATACAAACATTGAAAACACAAAATAAACAGCTAAATGTAACAAAAGTTCAACAAACTACTGTACCGCAAAATACAACAATACCTACTGATTTAAATACTGACAATTTAAATTTCAAACAACAAAAAGGTAGTGTTATCAATATAAAACCTAATACAAATAAAGCCATAAATTTATCAAGTGATAGTGCTACTATAAATATTGTTCAACCTGATAAAAACTTATTGAATAATATACAAATAACTGAACCAGCAAAACAATATAATTTATCTCCGCAAGAATTGCCTAAACATAATAAACAATTTGAAAATAATCAACCTATTATCATAAACAATAATAACACAACAAGCAATAATACTGGTTCATTAAAACTTGATAATGATTATGATGCTCAAGATAATTTGTTCATAAGAATGAAAAATCATTTTTATGAAAGCAAAATATTAAGGTTTGCTTGGTAATTTATAAAAAATGGGTTGATAGTTTTAGGCTATCAACCCATTTGTTGTTTTTAGGTAATTTTAACACTATTCACATTTTGACCAACCACAAGCTAAACACTTTTTGCACCCACCTTCTTTTATAACTTGTTTTTTACCACATTCTGGACATATTTCATATTCTTGTTGTTTCTTTTCATTTACTTGTATTTTTGCCATTGTTTTCTTTAAAGCACGACTAATGATATTTGGTAAATCATTTAACACTTCTGTTGATTTGTCAAGTGCTTTTGTAATTTCTTCCATGGGTAATTTATATCTCAAAGCTAATGATACCATTCTTGATAAAGCATTCCAGTTAGCTTCCCTTTCTAATTTCAATTGTATTGATTTGTTACCTTTAGCATCTAAATATGCTTCCCAAGGTAATTTAGCAAATACCTCAACTGGGTAATTATCAACAACAGGTATTGTTACATAAACTTTTACCTTTTTCCAGTACATTGTATAAGTAAATGATTGTCTTTCTGGTGGTATAGGTAATTTTGTTAATATTTGTTCAGTTTTGTTTTCATTATCTGATTTTGTTGATAAAACACCTTTTATTGAATTGTCCCTGAATATAGTTAAGCCTTTCAAACCGTTTGACCAACCTTCTAATATCAAATCAGCAATTTCTTTTGGTGTTATATTTTCAGGTAAATTTATTGTTGATGATATACTGTCTGTAACCCACTTTTGTATTGTACCTTGTAATTTAACCCTATAATGAAAATCAATTTCATGTGCTTCCTTGTAATGATATTTCTTTTTCAATTCAGCTTCAGGTAAATTCAAATCTTCAGGTTTATTTTCAATCAGCCATTTCATTAATGGTAAGTGTAATACATTTGTTTCTTTGCCTAAAAGCCTACTCCTGCGTACATAAGCTATTTTGAATAATGGTTCAATACCACTGGTACAATTATTTGCTATAATACTAATACTACCAGTTGGACCGTTATTCAACCATGCTATATTCCTAACACCATATTGTAATATATCATCGTATATTTGTTTTGCCTGTTCAGCACTTTGAGTTAATTGAATATATTTTAATATACGTTGAACAACAGGTATTTTCAAAAACTTTTGTCTTTGGTCAGTTGTTTTCATTACTGGGCAACAACCTTTCATTTTAGCCATTTCAACATTGTGAATTAATAAAATTGAACTAATATTAGCAAATAATTTATCAACAAAATCAATTGTTTCAGGGTTATCATACTCATAACCTAACATTGCTAACATATCGGCTAATCCAGTGAATTCAATACCTACTTTCCTTAATTGTTTATCAACTTCATTTTGTATAGGTATAGGGTGTTTGTTAATATCAATTGTATAATCACCAAATTCAAGGGCTACCTTGAGTGTTTCAGCTAATGAATTAAAATCAAGTGTAGCATTTTTTGTGAATGGGTTTTTAACAAATTGATACAAAACTACACCAATCAGGTTACAATTGCCTCCTTGGGACAAAATTTGCTCACCGCAATTCTCAGTATTTACACAAACTATTGTATTTTCATCAACCTGATTTAGTTTTATCATAAAATTGTGAATATCATCTACAGTACCATTATAAACAGTATCTTTACCTATATATTTGACTGAAACTACTTTATATGATAGTTCATTTTCAATCAATTTAGTTTGCTTACTTTCAGCACGTTTCAAACAATTTTCACTACAATAAGCTTGTTCACGTTGATTAAATGGTACATAAAATTCTGAACCACAAACTTCACAATGTTTGATTACATATAATTTATCATTTAAAGTAAAGGTTTTTAAATCGGTAAGTTTATAATCAATTGTTTTATTGTTTAATTTAAATGTTTGTTTACCATTAGACCAAATATTGTTTTGTTGTTTATAATATGCTATTTCATCACCTTCTTTTAATGTTTTAGTTTCCTTATAACTACCATCTTTCAACCTAAATTTATGATTACCAGTAACTTTGACAATACTACCATCATCAAATTTTACTTCATAAATATCTTCATTATAACCAGTAACTCTTGGGTGTCTCATCATTTTAACAACAATATTACCATTTTCATCAACACCAAATACAGGCACATCTTTACCTTCTTCAGCTAACTGTTTTATAGATACTTCACCCCTACCATCTGCTACAATTATTAATGTATCACCAGTAACACATGGGTTTACACCTTTTGGTTCATATTCAGTACCCAATAAATTACCCTGTGTTTCTTTTAATACAGTGTCCCAATATAAAACACCTGGTTCAGCACCTTGCCACATACCTTCAGCAATTGAATTCAAAATATCTTTAGCTTTCACTTTAGCATATGTTTTTATTTTGCCACCTTTGGCAAACCAATTTTTGATATTTCCATCCCAATGTTTATTATAAAAATCTTTATCAGCTTCGATATCAGGGTAAACTAATTCCCATTCTTCATCATTTTTAACTGCTTCAAAAAATTTATCACTCAACTTTACACTTATATTAGCATAATATACATTTGGTGTATAATCATTGATGAAATCATAATCAAATACTTCTTTTGGGTTAGTTTTACATTTTATAAACAAGGGTAAATCAGGGTGCCAATCTTCAATTGTTATTATATGAGCACCACGCCTACCATTTTGCCCAATAGTATTTGTATTTTCTGATAACAAAGGCATGAATGAAACAGCACCTGAACTTGTTTTTGCAGCATTGTTTACTTTAGCACCCCTTGGTCTCAAAATACTTATATCAGTGCCTACACCACCACGCCAACTATATGTTTTAGCTTGTTGTTTCATGAATTCATATATGCCATCCATGCTATCTTGTTCAATTGCTAAAAAGTAACAATTTGATAATGAAACCTTTTCTTCTTTGTTTTTATAGCCATATAAATTTGAACCAGCAGGTATGAGTTTCTTTCCAGCCATTAATCTTGGTACTTTTTGTAAATTATAACCTTCCCAAATTGATTTGTCTTCTTCTAAACCCTTTTTGTACCTATTAACAATATCTGACCATGTTTTTTCACCTGAATGGCAATATTTCTTTTGAATGACTGATTGAATGAATTCTTCACTTTCTTTCAATAAGACATCAATTTCTTGCTTATCCATGATAAAAAGCCTCCTTCTGGCAATATTATTTTTCAATTATATAAAATTTGTTTCAAAAAGTTAACTGTCATCATTTGAAGCGGGTAAATATTATTTACTCTGAATTTATTATAATAAAATTTTAGCATTTAGTAAATATGTGTGAATAAATCTTATCAAAACAGCAAAAATCAAAAATGTGAGGTGTTCATGGAACAAAAATTATATTACAACAACATTTATGGTTTGCGCAATACAAATACAAAATTACAATATACAGAAAAACAAATAAAAGAAATTATAAAATGTTCCAGTGATATTGAATATTTTTTAGCTAATTATATAAAAGTTATTCACCCTGATAAAGGTTTAGTACCATTCAAGTTATATGATTTTCAGAAAGAAATAATCGAATATTACCAAAAATATGATAGGGTGATAATTATGTCATCACGACAATGTATAACTGGTGATACTGAAATAGTTGTTAATGATGAAAAAACAACAATTGAACAATTATTCAAAACTTATGATAAACCATCAAATAATGTAATATTTTTATATACAAAATTTATACAATCATTAGATATATCACACTTAAACAAATATATTGAAACACCATTTGGTAAAACAAAAATTTTAGAATTACACAAAACAATACCTTACAGAAAATACCGCATTGAGTTAGCTAATGGTTTAGTTTTAGAAGGTGCTCATAATCATGTTGTAATAACAGCATCAAATGAAGAAATTTATTTGAAAAATGCTTTAGGTGAAACTTTACAAACAATAAAAGGTAATAGTAAAGTTGTAAAGGTTATTGATTTAGGTATTGAAGAAAATATGTATGATATGACATTAGAAGATGAAAGAGGGCTTTATTATTCAAATGGTATTTTAAGTCATAATTCAGGCAAAACAATTTCAACGGTAGGTTATTTGTTACATTACATTTTATTTAACGAAGCTAAAAATGTAGCAATTTTGGCAAATAAAGGTGAAACAGCAAGATATATTTTAAGCATTTTGAAAGATATGTATGTAAATTTACCTATTTGGTTACAACAAGGTGTTGTTGTTTGGAATAAAACATTTATTGAACTTGAAAACAAATGTAAAGTTTTAACAAGCAGTACCAGTGATAATGCATTGCGTGGTTATACGTGTAATATTTTATATGTTGATGAGACCGCTTTCATACCTAACTGGAATACTTTCTTTTCAAGTGTTTATCCTATTATAAGTGCTGGTAAAGATACTAAAATCATATTCAGTTCAACACCACTTGGTTTAAATCATTTTGCTAAATTATGGTTTGAAGCAGAACAAGGGTTAAATGGTTTTAAACCTTTGAAAATACCATATACAAAAGTGCCTGGTAGGGATGAAAAATGGGCTGAAAAAATCAGGAAAGAAATAGGTGAACGCAGGTTCAAGCAAGAATATGAATTACAATTTTTAGGTAGTGATAATACTTTATTATCACCTGAAGCATTGAATAGTCTATATTCAAAGAAACCAATAAGGACAGACGCTGATGATAATATTTTGATATATAAAGATCCTATAGAAAATCACATTTATATTTTAATTATTGATATAGCTCATGGTAAAGGGCAAGATTACTCAACAATACAGGTTATTGATATAACAAATCAACCATTTGAACAGGTAGCAGTTTTCAGGAGTAATACAGTACCAACAAATGTATTACCATTTTATATAAACTATTTGGGTAATTTATATAATGAAGGACTTGTTGTAGTTGAGAATAATACTGGTGAAGACGTTTTGTATATATTGAATTATGAATATGAATACCCAAATATATTTTATTGGAACAAAGAATTTGGTTTAAAAACCACAAAGAAAGTAAAACAAAAAGGTAACAGTCATTTGAAATATTTAATTGAAAATAAACAGTTATTGATATATGATTTTGATACAATACATGAATTAAGTGTTTATGCTTTACATGGTAATACTTATCAAGCTATAAAAGGTGAACATGATGATTTAGTCATGCCTTTAGTATTATTTGCTTATATTGTTGGTGATAAACAATTAAATGAATATTATATTAATCAAGAAGTATATAAACCACCTAAACAAATTGAACATGATAACTTTAAATTCATTGGTTTTTATACAAATGGCGAAGAAGTTGAAAAATTGAGCATTGAAAAGGAGGAATTTTAAATGACATTTTATTATTTTGAAACTATCAAAAAATACATAATTGCTTTTGCTTCATTGTTTGATGAAATTTATATACAAAGGTGGAATGCTAAAACAAATGAATTTGAACAATTGAAAGTACCTATCACATTTGCTCCTAAACAAAAAGTATATGAATATATGCGTCAAAATAGACCTGATATAAGTGTTTATTTGCCCAGGTTAGGTTTTGTTTTATCGGGTATTGAATATGACCCAAGTAGAAAGAGACAAACTAATGTTATAATAGGTAAAGATCCTGATAATGATAAAATATTATTAGAAGGTGTACCTTATATATTAACATTTGATATGGGTATTTGGACCAAATATTATGAAGATAACTTACAAATAATTGAACAAATAGCAAGTCAATTTGCCCCTGACGTTACCATTTCATTGAAAGAAGATATTTTACTACAATTTGAAAGGAATTTCACAATCCAATTGAATAGTATCAATTTTAACATAAATGAACAATTTGGTGAAGAAGATATAAGAATAATACAAAGTGGATTAAATTTTACTGCTAAAGGGTATATTTATCCAAATATTCTTGATAGTAAACTTATCAAACAAATTGATTTGACTGGTTATTACAAAAGCAAACAAGAACAAGCTAAAGTATTCGAAAAATTAATAAAACCATGAAAGGAGGATTATAATGAAACATAAAATTAATGTTTATAATAAAAAGGCTGATAAAATTGCTGAAAAATTGAATATTGAAGATATACAACAAGTTGATTTGAAAGAAGTACCAAAAGTTGATAGCCATTTGAATGAAGAAATGACTGATTTGAATGAAGATTATAGTATATTAAGGCAAAAAATAGCACATATATTAGTAAGAAGTGAAGAAATATTAGATGAAGCAACAAAAACAGTTAAAGTTATGCCAAATGCTATGAACATCAGTGCTTTTAGTGATTTGGTGAAAAGTATTAGTGAAAGTTCAAAAATGTTGTTAGAAGTTCACAAAGAAATCATTGGTATTCAAGAAAAGCAATTGAAAATGGAACAAATGAAAAAGGAATTAAATGAAGAAGTGAAACAAAATGAACAATTAACTGCTTCAACATTGAAAGATATTTTGAAAATAGTAAAAGAGGGTTGAAGGTTTTTAACCCTCAACCCTTTGGTTTTTTAACATGAATTTTGTGTTCTGCTTTAAACCTACCATAAATAGCTAACAAACTACTCAAAGCACCATTTACAGCAAAATACTTATCTTGAACATTGTGAGCGGTGAAAAATACAAACACAAAACTAATTAATGATATTACACCGCCCCAAACGGTTTTTGATTGATAAAAAGGCTTTGAACTCATAAATTCAACAGTGCTACTGGGCAGGTTTATCTTTACTTTTATTTAAATCAAGTATCACCTTTTTCCCATAACCTAAATCATCAACTACTTCTTTAACTAAACCTATAATTTCATCAATAGTTAGCTTTTTATCAGCAAAATCTTGTTCAATCCTGCCAATCAATTTACCTATTAAAGTAAAAATTTCTTGAGTATTCATATTTACTCAACCTCCTTTGTTATTTTTGTTAAAAATCTACATCATCAATATCATCTAAATCATCATCAAAATCAATATCATCTTCTTCAACTTCTTCTTTTTGTTTTGGTTGTTGTTTAGGCTTGCTTGTTGTTTCAGGTTTATTTACTTGAGTTGGCATTTCTACACCCAAAGCATCATTCAAAATAGCTTTTAATTTGTCATATGGTTTAATACTTTCAATAGCTTGTTGTTTAAAAGCTTCTAAATCATGTATTTGTTCATATATTTGTTTCATTTCTTTTTCAGTTTCAGCAATGGGTGTAATTTTGCCAGTAAATTCACTCAAATCATAATTATTATACCCACCTTTTTGAGTTACTTTCAATTTGAAATCCATACCTTCAAAGAAATCAAATACCATTACAGGTTCATCTTCAGGCATTTCAGGTGCTACTTTTGCCATTATCATATTGTAAACTGTAACTGGTAATTTGTACAAAAACACTTTACCATTGTTTTCAGGATTGTTTTTATCATTTTTGATATATACATTAACCCATTTTTCACGCCTACGCCAAACATCACGGGCAAAATCATTGCCTTCATTAAACAAAGCATTTGAATATTCACAAATAGGGCAAGATTCTGACCAGTCTTTTGTTTTTGGACATACTTCAATAATCCATCTGCCATTTAATTGAAAAGCATGTCTTTGAATTTCAATAATAGGTTCTAATGTTGGGTCTTTTTGTGGCAAAAATCTCATTAGCACATAAGCATTACCTGATTTGTCAACTGTTGGGTACCAAATACGTTCATCTTTTGAGTAACCTTTCTTTTCATTTTCTTTAATTTTTTCAATACCTGCCTGTAAATTTTTCAATTTGTTTTTGAACTCATTAAAATCCATGTTAACCCTCCTTCCTTATTTTCATTTCATGTATTAACATTATAACCCTTTTTTGATAAAAAGTTAAAATTGATTTGAACATATAATTAGCTTTTGCTAACAATAACGCCTCCTCTTGGTATAATTCATTTTCTGGCAATTTGTTTTTGAATAAGCTATATAATACCATATCTAATACCCAATCATGTTTTAAATATTCATAAAATACTTGAGTTGCTGTTTTGTTGCCTTTGTATTCAATGAACTGTTGAAACCTTTTGTCAATGTCAGTAAAATAAATTTGTTTAGTTTCATTCAAAGCCTGTTTTAATGATGATAAATTTGTTGAAAATAAGTAATTCAAAGCGGGTTTCATATTATTATATACATATTGCCATAAATGTAAAGCACATAATTTTTTATTTTGACAACAATATTCAAAAACATACCTTTTTGTTTGATAATGTTTAAACCTATTAGCAGGTAAAAATTCATTAGGGTAATTATTTACCCTAACCCATTCATTGGTTAAGTATTTATTCAATATGTGAAAAAATTGATAACACTTTATGGTTGATAAATTACCATAAAAGGTAACAAATATGTCTTTCAAATGTTCACCTTTTTGTTGTGATTTTTCTTTTTTAACAAATTTAACTGTTTCACATCATTTTCAAGCCTTGACATGAAAACAGGGTCTGATTTGATGAATGAAACAATGTCCTCTTCTGTTAAATCTTGGTATTCTTCAAACATGTCTTGAATACATTCCCAATAATTTTCACATAAACCTTTGCGTTTACGTATATAAATTTCTTCAATAAATTGTTGTCTATTCATTATTAATATCCTTTTCATTAACATATTCAATAAATGATTTCAAAACATTTTGTGCTTTATCAGGGTTTGTTATAACAACACCACCAGCATTTTTATGACCACCTATGCTTTCTATATAAGATTCATTTTTCAATTGTTCAAAAAATTGTGTTAAATCTTTAGTTGATTTTAAATGCAACCTATTTGAACTACTCATGAAAAAATAATGTTCATATGGCAAATAAAGAGTTAACTCCATATCAACATCTTTGTCAATTACAATACAAACATTTTCAATAATTTCATAACGTTTGTCATTTATGAATTGTAAAATACGTTTTTCTTTTTCATCAAAAATCTTTTTCATTTCATCAGTTACTACATCAGGTTGTTTCATAAATTGTTGCTTAAATATTTCAAATTTAACATGCCAAAAATAAGCATTAATAACCCTACTTGCTTTGTAATTGTGTAACCACAAATCATAATCATTTGTCCATTCAACTAATTGCTCATATTTTTGTATTTCAGGGTATTGTTTGTTATACTTATCATATATGATTTTTGCGGCACATTTTGTTGTATCAATAACACAGGTTTTAACAAAATCAGGGTATTGTTCATCATTTGATCTTTGGTGATGGTCATAATAATGTATAGCTTCAAAACTGCTTAACATATTCATTTGTTCAGGTGTAATACGCAAATCAGTTATGTATAATATACCATGTTTGAACAATAACTTTTGTAATGTATTATCAAGGTAATTATAACCAACTGGGTAAATTTGATATATACTACCTTTCAAAAATAATTCTTCAATCAATATACTTGAAACAACACCATCCAAATCATAATGTGTTAAATTGATTTTGTTTTCACTCATTTCAACCTCCATAAATCATTAATATATGTTTGTTTCACAAATATAATTTTAACCTACTTTTTTAAAAAGTTAATTTTAAAATCATTCAATGAATTACACAGCATCTTCATAGGTAAAAACTTCCGAAAACACCACTAATTTTTCCTGTATTGTGTGATATAATTTAAGGTTTTTTATGAAAATCTTAAAAATTACATTTAAATCGTCGCTAATGCCATTTTTAAAATCATCTACACTTTGAAACCAAAACAATATAAATTTCAACACAATTGTTTTATCACCTTTTTGTATTTCATCAAAATTGCCACTATATTTGTGATAAAAATAGAAACTGATTTCTTTGCTAATTTGTTTTATAATATCTTTGCTATTTTCAATGCCTATTATTTCTAACACATCAAATAAACCAAGTATTTTGGCATACATTTCAATTTTTTCATTATTTGGTATAAATGTATATGTAACTTTAATTGATGGTATTGCTTGTTGTTTGTTCATATTAATCTCCTTTTACAGTAATTGTTAATTGACCCAATATTTGTAATACTTCATTTACATAACGTTTATTACCACCACAATAGGTTAAAAGTGCTTTTGTTATATTGCCATTTGATAATTGTATTATATCATTTAATATATAATTACCTGCTTTAACATTTGTTGTCATATCAAATAAATCTCTTGGAGTTTGTATTATACCTGCTTGTTTTAATTGTTTTATATGTTCATCAGTCAACAACACTTGAGTTAAACCAATAGCAAATATTTTCTTGCCTCTATATCTAACAGGTGCTGAAACAGCAGTTGGGTTGAATGAACTTTCCCTATATATTATAGCAGTTAACAAAAGTGGATGGCTATATTTTATTAATATATGAGCAAGATAGTTAGCTTGTTTCTTTGACAACCTAAATGAATTTTTATAAATCCATCCAGCTAATTTGTTAACATCAATTTTTGTTGAACAAACATTTTTTGTAATTGTTTTTACTTTAGTTTTGATAATTGTTTTAGTAATTACTTTGGGTTTATATGTAGGTTTTTTATGATGAGCTAAAATATTGAATAACAAAACACCAAGAAACATACCAACAACATAAGCAACTACAAAATAAACTTTCTTCATAAATTACCTCCACAAAATCAAATTTTCAAATCAATTATAACCTAAATTTACCTAAAAGTCAAGCTAAATTTTTAGTAATGAGCAAAAATTATTACTTTATCATTACTTACACCTGTACCTGTAGCCTCAACACCTGTTGTTTTTTCTCCATCTTTAAATTCAAATGTTGTAACTTGCCAACCATGCTTTTCAAAATAGACATCTTCTACCCTTTCTATATAAACAGGGTAATCATCATCATAATTATTCAAATATGATTTTAATTGACCTACTGTTAAACCAAAATATTTTGGTTTAAAATATACAACAGGTTTTAAAATAGGTTTGAATTCAACATCTAAACCCATAAGTTTCAAAATTGAATTTTGTTTGTAATCAAATACTGTAAAAGGATTAATTAATTCATCTTTTAGTTTATTATAATCTGTTTTACTAATAATCAATTTATTTGGCGTTTTGTTAGTTTCATTTTTGTATATTTCAATAGCTTGTAAAATATAAGATATCAATTCTTTACCTGTCATCAAATAACCTCCTTCAAAGTGTAAACTTTATAACCAAAAAATACTTTTTTCAAAGTTGCTTCATCATATTGACACCATTCAACTTCTTCAGGTTCAAATTCAGCATATTCACTTTTTGGCCATAATATCATTTGTATTAAATTACCAAATACCCTAAAATTACCATATGTATCGTGTTCAAATATATATGGTTGTTTAATTAAATCTCCAGTATTGTCAATAATAACATAACCTTGTTTGAGCAATTTATTAATACGCAAAGCTAACCTAATTAATGTATTTAGGTTTTTCAAACAATGTTTATTTAAAAATTGTTGTTCATAAGCTAACCTGAACTTATCCATATTTCACCCCATTTACAACCAAAATGAAAAGAAATTATTTTTGAATATTTCAATGAACTTTTGTTTGTCCCTTTCAAATAATTCACGTTCCTTTTTGAAAAATTCAATATGTTTATTTTCAGGTAATTGCCTCAAATTACCACAAACCTTCTCTAATATGTTACAATATAACCAATCAATGTTTTCTAACCTTCTTGTTACTTTGATTAATTGTTGTAATGTTTTAATAGTGTTTTTATCACAATGACCATATTGTTGAAAGGTTTTTAAATGAATTTGTAAACCACGCCTGAATAAACTCAAACTGGTTAGGCTATCATCATCAATAAAATTAGCTAATTCTTTCCTGAAACGCCAAGCATTTCTTATAAACCCAGTTAATTTGTAATATTTGTCACTTATAGCATATTTTAAACCATAAAAGTTCATATTAACCTCCTTTTACAAATTTTAGTTAAAAATAAAATCTTCTTTCTCATAACTTAACATATCACCAATTACAACTAATGTTGTTACTATTATAAAATCTTCCGTGTAATTAGTTAATAATTCATCAACATTTAAACCAGCCCATTCTTCAAGTATCAAAAAATCAATAGCAAAATCTTCATTATTATTACTTAAATATAAATTCACATAATTGCCATTTTCACTATTAATAGGTTCAAATAACAATTTCATTTCAGTTTGAACACCATCAATATCAATGAGTATAGGTTCACAAAATTTTATTTCATCATAAATATTTGAATAATATAAGTCATCAGCCATTGGGTAAAGTGATTTAAATGTATAAAAAATATCATCAAAATCATACTTTTCATATAATTGTTTTAAATTCATTTACGTTTGCCTATTGAATATTTATGTATTATTGTATAATCTTTTTTGTCTTTGTATAAAACTAACAATAATGGTACACTTTTTAAATCTTCTTCATCATACTTTTTAGGTTCAAACCTTTTAACTAACCCCCATTTCTCTAAATAATCAACAATTTTATGTAAACGCTTTTCATCTTCCTCATTAAAGTTAGTTTGTTTGCCATCTAATTCAAGCAAGTTTTTGAAATGACAAATGTAATAATTACCTTTTTTCTTTAATATATATGCACTTGGACTAATGAGTTTCTTCTTTTTGCTTCCAACACCCATTCTTTCAAGAGTTTCTTTTACTATAAGAAATGGTTTTTTCAATTCAACTAATACACCAGGATGCTCATGAATATCTTGCTTTGTTGCCATAATACCCTCCCAGCATTCAGCCTTTTTATTAAGGCTTCATAGTATTTAATATTTGTTCAAGCTTATTTACTTGTGAATTTGAAAGCACTTCAAGATATTGTAATGCTTCATTTTCATCGCATTTATAGTATTGTTGTATTATATTCAATTTACTTGGGTCATTTTTATAATATTTGAAAAATCTTTTGCGTTTTGGTATCATATGTAAATAAAATAAATATTTAGTTTGTTTTGACAAACTTTGAGCTTTACTAATAAGATAACTATAAAATAAGCATTCTCTATCCATTGATAAATATCGGTTTATCATAAAATCATTGTAGTTTTTCATATCAGCTTCATTGTTTATAACATCAAATTGCTTTTGCCATGATATATTATTTAAATGGTCAAATAAGTTCATTTTCAACACCCTTCACTTGTTTTTGTAAAATCACCTTTTATTAATCTAATTACTAACATAATACCTATAAACCCATTCATGAACAAAAATACTTTATCATGTATTAAATAATAATGAATGAATAACAATATTGTAGCTATCAAATCAAGTGGCACAAATAAATATGTATATTTAGTATTGAATATCAAAAATGCTAACATTAATATTACTAAACCACTATAACCTATAATAACCATTTAAATTCTCCTTAAAATAAACCTTTTTCATCAACAGTCATTAACTCCATTAAAAATGCTTTTATATTGATAGTTTGATCAGCTACAAAATAACTTTCATAAGCGTATTTGTTTATTAATATAATTAACCAGCCTAAATAATCTTTTTTCATACCTTGCTTTATTAGTTCAGGTATTTGCTTTTCAAACCAGCTATAAAAATTACCAGCATCCATATTTAATGCAGCAACATATTTACATAATTTTGAATAATTCTTTGATTTAATTACATCAATTAAATTGATTAATTGAGTTTCTTCTTGAAACATCAAATTGCGTTTATTTAACATATCATTATCAGCTAACTTTTGAGTTTCAATTAGTATTTTTCTCATATCAGGGAAGTATTTTTGTATGAGTTTTTTAAGATTTTCTTTGGTATATTTTACTTGTTCTTGTTCACAAATTGTAATCAAGCGTTTCAATAGTTGTTTTTTCATTGACAAAATTTCTTGTTTGTCAGTGAATATAAAATCAATTATTTCAACCCTTGATTTCAGTGGTTCAATTATACGTTCTTTATGATTAGTTAAAAATATAAATGAACACACTTTAGAATGTGTTTCCAATACAGTTTTGAGGCTATCCTGTGCGTTAGGTGATAAACGGTCGCAATTGTGTGTTATTATACCATTTTTAGTTATAAAAGTATGATTTTTGTAAACAGTAAGGTTTCTTACTTTTTTCTTGCCAATAGGCTTTATTGATTTGATTTCAAATTCTTCAATTTTTTCAATATTAGTTTGTGATGAAACAATTATTTCACCTTCTTTTAAACCATCTCTAATACTTTTTTCTACAATTGTACTATCTTTTTGCCTAACAAGGAATGGGTGTTCTTCTGTTACTTGAATTGTTCTACCATCTTCTAATTCAATTTCATACACATAATCTTCTTTATCAGATATTATTTCACCTTTGTCAATTTCTATTTGTTCAGTATTCATATTGAAAGAAACAATTTCATAAACTTTACCTAATTCAAAATCTTTCAAAGCTAATGGTTTTATACCTTCAGGCGTATTTACCAAAACTTCTTCATCTTCTGCTAAACATTCATCCATAATTACAATTTTCTTTGTATTATCAAATGATTTTGTTGAAGCAAATTGTATCACTTCTTGCCTAACAACATCAATTGAAGTATTCAATGAACCATTTATATATAACGTTTTAGCTTCAAATTCTTTTGCTAATACATAAGCACTACTTGTTTTACCTATACCTGCTTGGCCATTGAATAACAAATTTGGTATTTGTTGACGTTCAACAATTTGTTTTAACCTTTGTTTTAAGTTATTAGGTAAAATCAATTCATCAATTGTTGTTGGTCTGTATTTCAATGCCCAAATATAATTGTTACCTTCTAATTGCTGTATGCTCATTATGACCTCCTACTTTAAAACAAATAATTTAATAAAAACTAACAATAACCACATGCCTAATAATATTACTTGAATTGTAACATGAAAGTAAAATAAATAACCTATCAAATATAGCAAACTATAAGATATACCAAATGAAATGATAAAAATTAAAAAACATAATAATGCAAACGAAATGAATGTTAAAATAATTAACTTTAAATCATATTTATCCAACAATTTTCTCATGACAATCTTTCATTAAATAAAAATGTTCTAATTAAAGCTATTAATATCCAAATACCAAATGCCATTTGAATTGTAACATGAAAATGTAATAAATAACCAGCTAAATATAATAAACCATAAAATATACCAAATGAAATGGAAAAATAAAATAACAAAATTAAAATAAAACTCAAAAAGGTAAGTTTTAAATCATATTTTTCAAACAATTTTCTCACAATAACCTCCTGTTTAATTTAATTATAACATATTTTTACCTAAAAGTCAATACTAAAAATTCAATAATTAAATAAATTACTTCTTGTTAATTACAAATTTTATTCATAAATTTTGATTTAATTAGTATCATTTTCTAATTTTTCACATTCTTCTTCCTCTTCTTCAACAACCCTATCATATTCACCATATTCAATATCTTCGCCTTCATATTTATCAAATACTTCATCAACTATTTCACTACTTTTTGTTTCTTCGTATTCTTCTTGAAGTTCCTCAATTAAAGTCAACATATTTATAATTAAACTAAACAAAGCAGTTTCATATGCTTTGTATTCTTTCAATTCATCTTCATCATAAAAATTTGTTGATAATACATAAAAATATTGTGTAAAAATATAATTTACATCTAATAGTTTATCCCTAAAAGCTTCCGTATCAATTTTTGTTATATCAGATTCAGATATATCTATTTGATGCATAATATCATTAAATAACTCTTTGTAACATGTATATATCATTTTATGAAAAACAGTACTTGATGATTTTGTTTCTAAAGCTTCTTTCATATTAAACCAACAATTTAAATGAATATTTAATTTATTCATTATTACCTCCTTTTATAATTCATTAAAAATAAATTCATTTATTGCCTCTACAATTTTAGTTAACTTTTTATAAACATGTTTAAAATTAAATATTTCTTTTTCGTATAAGCTAAAAGGTTCATCAAACAAAATTCTTATGTCAAAATCAGTTAAACTAACCCTAATTTGAACTTCATCAAAAAACTTATCATATATCGCATATTCATTACCAATATAACTTAATTGTGGTTTAAAATATTTATCTTCATATTGTTCAACAATATTATCAATTGCTTGTATTAACTTTTGAACTGGTAAATCAAAATCAAGTATTGTCAAATCTAATTCTTCATCACTATACCATTCATTTTCTACAATATCATAAATATACCAAATGCCATTTTCAAAAATATATAGCCATTCAGCATTAACCTGATCAGAATATTTTTTCAAATCATAAAATGTTTCAAATGTTTTTGGTGCTACTAATTCATATATTTCATTTCTATCTCTATGAAAAAATATACTTGTTTTGTAATCATATTTAGCGTTATTTTGTTTTTCAATATTCTCAGCAATAAATAAAGCATCTCCTTGATTGATTAATTTTTCAACTTTCTCTTTTGTGTTATAATATTCATTTAAAATAGGTGCTAACCTTTCAGGGTAATTATCCCATTGACTATAAATAGCTTTGAATTTGTTGGCTTCCTTTAAAACAATTACAGCCTCTTTGATATTCATAATAACCTCCTTCAAATTTAATCTTTCAATATTAATTATAACCCATTTTTAGAAAAAGTCAAGTAAAAAATTCGCAAAATCATAATTTTT